TGTAAATCACTTGTTTAAGCGGGGCACTGACGCTGAAGTACCCACTATCTGACACGGACAAGTAATATCCATACAAGTCAGAAGAAGCAACAGGATTTGTAATTTTATAATCCAACAACCCTGTTGTAACGTCATAGACATAGACGTGTCCTGACTGTTGGGTTACAGTCCATCCAGATGATGTGTTAGGTCTGGTACCAGACTCTATCTTTGTAGTTACAATTAGTTTGTTCCCTATGAAATCCATTTCATAAGGAAAATGTTCCACTGAGTAGTCCAATGATCCACTGCTGTAAACTAAACCGGTTGCACTGATGGTTCTAATTAATGCGCCATTGCTTTTATTAAATATGTGAATTTTATTTGGCTGTGTAGCAAAAAATGTTTGCTCTCCAGCCGCTACAAAGTTACTATTAACTGCAATTCGTTCAATTGATTGGTTTAATGGACTTTGAACCTCCCATTTCATTCCTTTGCCGTCTATTTGACTAAATGATACTCCTGCAACGTTGGGCCAAGTAATAGCACCCTCTATTCCTACATTAGATAAGTCTATACGATATTCTAATCCAGGGTTAATATTTCTTAATTCTGTTATTGATATCCCCACAGGCAGAATATGCTGTCCTGAACCATCTAGAGTAGTGATTGTTTGATTAATTGCAATATTTGGCAAGAACTCTATAGCATAAGGAACATTAACTGTTTGAACTAATTGATTGCTTTGCGAGAAACCATTAACAACATCATAAGTTAGTGTAAACGATGCAGAGTTATGGAAATTATTGGTTATAGTAATCCCAGCCAAATGATTATTGATTTGTGTTAGTGACCCACTAAAGACGTAAGTTGATCCATTCCAGACACCTGTTATTGCAGTATCTGTGTTGGTGACATTATCTATTTGTGTATCAAAAGATAAAGTAACGGTATATGTTGTGGAAATCTGTTCACTGACAACAACTTTGTTCGCAGTGGGAATAGTTTTGCGTCGAAACTAAATGTTGTCCCGCCACTAAGCCCCCAGGTAGCCTGTACCATTGATTGTGTTTTGGCAACAGGAATACCAACTGTATTGTTGGTTAACGTGTACCTTAACGTGGGACTTCCAGTAACAGCATTAAATGTAATAAATGCACTACTCAAATGTTGATTGATTTCAGTATAATTCCCTGTAACAGTATAAGTTTTTGCTACCGCATCCCAAACTCCAATACCTGGATTAATTAAACTGTACATACCAGTTAAATTGTTGGTTGGACTATCTATTACCAGTGTAAATGTGCTTGATAATAGTGGCGGTGTATTAATCAGAGGTGGATTAATCAGTTGGAATGTATTGTTACTGACATAATAAGAAGTATCAGGATCACTGAGTTCAGTAGTATAGAAAGTGATATTGTTTTCTGTGCTCCAGCGCAATATTATTTCGGGTCCAATATCACGTTGCCAACGTAATTCAAGATTGATTGTATATGAACCATCGAAGCCGCTGGGTGGAGTAATAACAGTTTCCTGTTGTATTTCCTTCCATTCTGCGACTGAACTAAAAGTCGCAGTGTACACATTCCCATTTTGTGTTACTGAAATACCTGCACTTAGACTGCCCCAATCAACTGTGGCTCCTGTTGAACCAACATCAATATTCAAAACCAAGGTGCCAGTTCCAGTTATTGATTCTATAAAATCATAATTGACAATTTGTAAATTGTAATCGTAATCAGTATATCCAGTAGAAATTGTATTGCCTGGATCCTTACTGTAGTAAACCCTAAAGGCACGGTTGTCAATGAATGGAATTAACTCACTGCCAAATATATTCAAATCGTTTAAACTGTTCATAATCCTTTAATATTCTCCGGGTTTAATCCTGCACCATAGCGAGTATTTGTCATGTAATCATACATGCAGTCACCAGGCATATTCATACTATTAATTATCTGCGCGGAAATGTTGCCCAGGCCTGTGACGTTTTGGTCCCTATTGTACTTTACTCTCACCAACATAAACACCAAGTCGCCCATGAGATGATTAGTAGTCCAACCAGGCATCAGATTATAAGCAGGAGTATTTGCTGCAAGACTGTATCCAGCGGGCGCAACTGGTTTGTTACTATTACCAGCAAAGAAGTAAATCTTAACTAAGTCACTTAAACTGAAGTCAACATTGCCATTGGCGTCTACACAGTAATCTACAGTGACACCATCACTCTTAAATTGTACACGCTGGTTGTTGTAGTAGACTTTGCCTACACTAAACTGACTGGGTGCACCAGAACTTAGTAAATTACCAGTGCGTTCACATATAGCCAGAGCATACCACATGACTGTGCCACCATCAGTCATGTCTGCATCAATTATCTTGCCGCCAGTAAATGCACTTCCATATACAACAGGAATCTTGGCTTTGACATCACCTAAACCTGTTATGCGAACGCCTTTATCTACTCCGGGTACATTAACAGTATTGGTGCCTGCACCACTGCTTCTTTCCTGTGCAGCATCATTGCTCTTGTTAATGCTCTTGGTTACTTTGTTGAGTGCATAACCAGTAACCACTGTTTTAAGAACTTGACTACCTAACCCATTGCCAGTTAACAAGTTTTTACCAAAATCAACTAAATCATCAAACCATGACATCTTCAAATCCTTTATCTAGGTGCGCCAAAGTTAAAGTTACTTCGACTTATTGTACTAACACGATCCATGCTAGCGTCTGTGGGGAAATACTTTTTCTGGTCATTGGGATTTGTCCTACGACCAGTTATTTTCCTACTCAGTATCCCAACTTCATTGGCACAGTTAAAAGTTATAGTAAATGTACTGGTGTTTGTCTCGCTGACCCACTGGTCATTGACACTGAAATTGGTGACCACACCGCGAAATGCTGTACTGGGATTACCAGCAATATTTAACAGTGCATGAGTTTGTGGATTAAAGTAGGCACGCAATATAGTTACTGGTGCTCCTTTGATTGGCTGATTCAATACAGTGTTGATATTTGCACTGGGTATGCCACTTATAGTAACAGTTACATCTGCTTCTGTGGCACGTATTTCACTGGCAGTACTGGTTATACCCAGTAAACTGCCAATATCACTGTAAGTATCACCTGCAATGGTTAGTGGACCACGAAAGTCACTGACTAATATGGTATCACCAGGTACTGCAATCTTAACAAAGTTGGCTGCTTCTACAGCACGATATGTAGTTAAGTTAATAGTCATGCAACCACCTCATAGAATACAAACTCGCCACTCCAACTAACCTGGTTACGAGCAAATATAGTCCAGTCAGGCATTTCCACACATATAACATTCCAGGTTTTATTGGGATTACTGAATACGCCATTGTGTATCCAACTGGCGTAGCCTGGATTGTTTAGTGTTATGGTTTCCTGAGTAAATCTACCTGCTTCATCAATTGCCTGAATGTTGGAGGCAACCTGATCCCAGGGCATACCATCAGGTAACTTCACAGTGAATATGTGTATGTCGCCGCCTCTACTTACTGAACGCACCACATTGCCACGAGTTATTGTCTGTGCTACGTTGGCACGTTTACGAACACCTATTGATTCAGCGTTATCAAAAATCCATTGAAATGCCATTATCTTCTACCTCCTGCCACACTCATGCGGCCTTTTTCTGTTAGTGCATATATTAGACTGGGATCACGTGCCAGTGCTTGTTGGAAACTCTGTGTGTCCACTGCGTTGATTGTGTAGTAAACGTTGGTTGAACCACCACCTACTGCTGACATTGGAGTGACGTTTGCTGGACCAGTAATCAGTTCAGGACCACGTTCACCTACAATACCAAACTTACCTGAACCTATTCTGCCACCATTGGCAAAGAATCCATCAAATAGACTGCCTACCCAACTTACTGCATTGCTGACTGCACCGCCAATACTGCTGCCAATACTTTTCACAGTATCCCAGGCTCCACTGACTGCGCTACCAATACTGTTGCCCACAGATTTAACTGTGTAACAGATACCACCGCCGGTGCTGGCGCCAGGTTTGT